CCCGGCTCAGCCGACGAAAACAACGCCCGGTACTGGATCAGGTGCATCGCCCTACCACCCGAACAAGTAAAGGAACGCTACAAGCTGGACTTCATGCCCCAGCCTGACGCCGAAGCCGCACTGTCGTCACGCCACCGCACCCTGCTGTCGCGTCGCCCCCAAGGCCAGCCACCCCGCCTGACCCTCGTCTACTGCTACTACGAACGCCCCACCGACACCACCCCTGGCTGTGTCGTGCATGTCGTCAACGGCAAGCAGGTGTACGCCTACGGTGACGGCCGAGGCTGGCCATTCCCGTTCCAGCACCTCAACATTGTTCTCCCCCGCCAGCGTCGCATTCCTCGCACCTGGGTCGGCCACACGTTGCTGTCGCCCGCTCGAGACATTCAATACGCCTACAACCGGGCACGCTCCACCATCCTCGAGCACATGCGAAAGGCAGCCAACGCACGCCTTATGGTGCCAGTTGGTTCTATTGAAGACGCCGACACTGTCACCACCGACCCCGCCGACATCCTCGAATACAACAGCGAGATTGGCGAACCACACTGGCAGACAGCCCCCGACGTGCCGAGGTGGATCAGCAACGAAGCCGCCCAGCTCGAAATGGAGATGGACGACATCTTCTTTACCCACTCGGTATCTCGAGGCCAAGCACCCGGCGACCGCAACTCCGGTCTTGCCCTATCGGTGCTTGCCGAAAAGGACGACACACCGCTCGGCCCGATGGCGCGCAACCAGTCGCAGGTATGGGCCAAAGTCGGCTCCATGACATTACAGCTGTACCGCATGTATGCAGAACAGTCCGGCATGGTGCGAAGCCAAACTCTCACCACCCCACAGGGCGCCACCGTCCAGTTCTCTTGGTCAGCCGAAGACATCGACCCGTACCCGGTGGTCAAGGTGCCGTTGGATGCGACAGCACCCCGATCCAAGATCGCCACCCAGTCAATCCTTACCAGCCTGGCCGACAGGTTCCCGCAGGCGTTTGCCAACCTTGATCCGTTGGCCATCGCCCGCATGCTTGACCTGCCCGACCCCAAGGGCTACCTGGCAACCACCGACCCCGACATTGCTAAAGCCGAATGGGAAAACGGACTGCTCATGCAAGCCGTCGCCGTCATGCCCGCCATGTTCGATGACCACGCCAAGCACATCGCCCAACACAACCGTGAACGCAAATCGCCTGCATACGAACTGGCATCCGACGAAATCCGTCAGACCATCGACGTGCACATCCAAGCGCACGAAGCGCTCGCAATGGAAGAAGCACAACGACAGCTCGCAGCCATGCAACAGATGCCCGGAGCGGAAGCTCTGCCGCAAGCCAACGAACCCCCCGGCTCGATGGTTCCCGAACCCCAGGCTGGACAGCCTGTTCAATAAGGAGAAACAATGAGTGACACAGCCCCCGAAGGGACGGTGGATTCCGTTCCCGCTGGTGAGGCACCTGCCGAACCTGCCGAAACGAACGTCGATTGGGAAGCGCGCTACCGCTCCGAAGTGCAGGATCGCCTGCGTGAACGAGAGCGTTACAAGCCCATCGCCCAGGCATTCCAAGGACTTCACCCCGACGACGCCAACGCCATTCAGGACTTCGTCAAATCTTTCGCGTCTGGCGACAACGAAGCGGCCGTCAAATGGATGGTTGACAACGCTCGCACCCTTGCCGGAGACAAGTTTGATTCGTACATCACGCCAGCCCAGGAAGCGCTCATCACCCAGCAAGCGCAGGTGGAAGGCGCATCGCAGGGACTCACCCCCCAACAGGTTGAGCAGATGGTCGAACAGCGCATTCAGCAGTTCCAGATGCAGCAGGTGCAGAAGGGCTACGAAGCTCAGATCGAGCAGACGCTGACCCAGCACGGCTGGCAGCCCGACTCGCCGTTGGCGACCGCCGCCATCGTTGCCGCATCAAAGCGTTCCGACCTTGATCTGAACGCTGCGATCCGTGAAGTCGAAGAACAAGTGCTTGCCCAAGCACAGGCCATCGCCACCCAGCGGGCAACGGCCGCTAGCACAATGAACAACATGCCGCCGTCCGGCAACGGCTATCCCGCCGTCAACAACCCGGTCGCCGGAATGTCACCCAAAGAAAAAGCTCTCGCCCGACTCGAAGCCAACGGGCTGTAGATCGTTTCCCTGCGCGTGTTCCCCCTACGCGCGCAGGGAAACACACAAGGCACAACATGTTGTGTATAGTTGAGCGTGTGCCCGGATAGGCACACAAGACATAGCAACCAGTAAGTCACGGATGTGGCGATGTGAACCCGGTGGACTCCGGCAAGCAGCGGTAGCGGAAAACCAATCCACACCACCCCAAAAAGGAGCCAACAATGGCAGCATCATTGTCAACCGTTGATGCCATCCTGAAGGACGACTACAAAGACTTTCTGGACAACCTCAACGAAGCCAACTTTCTTCTCTCGCAGGTCGAGACTCGCACGGACACCGTCCAGGGCCGAATCGCCCGCCACGCTGTCCACCTCGGACGTTCGTCCGGTGTCGGCGCTCGCGCAGAGAATGGCACTCTCCCGACAGCAGGAAACCAGTCCTACGCGACGGTTCCGGTCCCGGTTCGGTACGTCTACGGACGCATCCAGCTGAGCGGCCCGACCATCCGTCAGGCTGTTTCGGATCGTGGAGCATTCATCGACGCCCTCGACGCCGAAATGGAAGGCATCAAGCGCGACGCCATGAAGGACGTCAACCGCCAGCTGTGGGGCACCTCCAACGGTGTCATCGCCCAGTGTGGCACGACCTCGTCCTCCACGACCGTCGTCCTCGCCACCACCACCGGCTCGACGGCTCTCCGTCAGCTGTTCTTCGACGGTGGCATGGTTGTCGACATCGGAACCGTTGCGGCCCCCACCACGGTGGCGTCGGCCCGTACCGTGACCGCTGTGGACGAGTCAGCCAAGACGGTCACCATCTCCGGTGCCGCCGTGACCACGTCCTCGAGCCACTTCATCTTCCGTGCGGGAGCTGGTGGAGCGAGCAACAACTCGGGTCAGCCGGGTGACGGTCAGGTGGAACTCACCGGTGTCCAGACCATCGTGGATGACGCTTCGGTGCTTCACACGATCAACCCGTCGAGCCAGCCCAAGTGGAAGGCGTACGTCAACTCGAACAGCGGAACCAACCGTGCAGTGACGGAAACCCTCATCACCGGCTCCATCATGAAGGTTCTCACCAACTCGGGCAAGAAGCCCAGCCTGTTGGTGTCGGCCGAAGGAGTCCACTTGGCAGTCAGCAACCTGTTGCTTTCGCTGAAGCGCAACATGGAGCAGACACAGCTCAAGGGTGGCTACGCAGGCATCCAGTTCTACAGCCCGTCGGTCAGCGGCAAGGGTGACGAGTCGCCCACCGTGCTGTACGCCGACTTCGACTGTCCGAACAACCGCCTGTACGGAATCAACCCCGAGGTGCTCGTGTACCACCAGGTCGGCGACGGCTTCCAGTTCATGGACCTCGACGGCTCGGTGATGAACCGCAAGCCCGACCTCGACGCATACGAGGCCACGCTCTACTCGTACGGCGAACTCGCCTGCAAGCAGCGCAACGCCCACTTCGTCATCAAGGACCTGACCGAAGTTTCGATCTGATCCTTGACCTGACGGTCAAAACAACACACGGCAGTTGGGGTCGGTTGCCTTCGGGTGACCGGCCCCAATGTCTATGATGGGGAGCATGATGCGCGCAGCAGACCTGATGGGAACCGTTGACGGTGGGGCAAACATGGCCGAAGTGTCATGGGATGTCTACGACATCGCCACCCGAATCCAGAAAGGTGACGAGTCAGGATGGCGGGGCGACCCGTCAGCATCGCTCATGTTCAACCCGCTCGCCGGACGCTTCGAGGTGTGGATGATCGACGTCATGGGCAACCCGTATGTGGCCTGCTCACACGACAAATGCGACCACACCCTCATCACCAAACTGATCGAAGGTGACTGGCAAAAAGGCAAGAAACTGCACGAAGACCTGATGAAAAAGAACAAGGCCATTCGTGACGCCCACGAAACCGAAGAAAAGGAAAAGCGTCTCGAGCTGGCCGACAAGATGCACTGGGCGCTTATCAAAGATTTGGGCCACCTGGACGGCGGCAACCGCCGCCAATACTCCATGAACTCGAAAGGCAAGTAATGGCCTCCTACACCGTCAACGTCGCCAAACATGCCACCCTGACGCCGGACACGGTGGACAACATCACCTTCACATCTCCAGCCTCGTTCATCCTTCTGACAAACCGTACAACATCTGGCGCTTCGATCTACTTCACCTACGGCGACCCAACCAAAGGAGTCACCGACCCGGCCGTCGCAGGAAACGACTCATATCACCTCGGCATCGGTCAAACACTGTCTATCCCAGGAGACGGCTCCGCACCCCTTGTCAAAGTGATCTCCAGCCAAGCCCAGGCATACAGCGTGCAGGTGCTCTAATGGACCGCTCCGAACTACGCACCGCCATCAAAGACCGCCTCGCTATCCCATCAGCAGGCGACGCTCTGATTACGGACGCATTCGTCAACACGTCTATCAATGACGCCCTGAACCGTGTTAGCGCCGAACGAGACTGGTGGTGGCTTGCCGCAACAGCCAGCCTCAACTTTGACTCCACCTAT